GTCCTTTTAAACCACACCACCCATAATAAGATGTTAGCTGATGAAGGTACTCAGAGGAACAGGTTGTTCTTCCAGTTTCCGACAAATATAGCTAATCCCTGAAGGGTAACGGTGTCCCAGGATGGGCAACCGATCTGATTGACGCATTCACGGAAGACCCTAGTCGGGTCAAAAGTGAGCGCGTCGTGATCGACCAACCATTGAACGTCGTCTGGTGTGAGCTGATAGCTCGGTTCCAAACGTCGATCCCCTGGGATACACAATCCCGACAGTATTATGGGGCTCCCATCGGAGGCTGCCTTTCGCCTCCTGGTTACTTGCGTAAGAGGACACAATCCTAGGCTTTTCTGGAGAGTGTCGGCTGGCAAAGAAATCCAGCAGCGCAGAGTAACCCATCCGGGCCTCGTTCTTTTGTTTCGGGTGTAACCCCCAAACAAGGACCTCATCACGCTGGTATCTACGGTTGCGCCGTTTCTGTAAGCGCGACTCGTCGGAACCAACGAACGAGGTGAGACCGGAATATCCAGTGTCAAGGATTCCCACGACCCGAATCGAGTTTCTAATTCGCTCGGGTAGTAGGTGTTCAGTGCTGTATGCAGCATTCCACAGTCCTTTATTAAAGAGATTGTTGGCAGTGTCTACTACAGCCTGGCTTGACGCCGGACTGTTAGCGATCAGTGTTTGTGGTCGGACAGGGGTTATGTTGTACCCCTTAAAACCATCTACGCCACAAGACTCTCGGAAATGTCCGTGAACGAAGCTTTTAGCTCCATTCACTCGCAACTCTAAGAGTTCCATGGCACGCACCAATCGCGCATACCCGTGCGTGGGGATAATAATGTCGTCCCCATACACGCGGACGTGGTCACGCAACCTGCGTATCTTCGACCATGTTACCTCGCCGTGGATACAAGATCCAATGGCGATGCAGAGCATAGTAAATGACATAACAGGAAACGTAACAGCTGTACCTTGCGAGGCAAACTTCTTGGGTTTCAAGAAGCTCGGAACCTTCGAGACATTATCTCGAAAGTACCTCGTTCGTGCGGCGTGCAAAGCGGTCAACAACGTCGGATGACGTCGGAAAATCCGCTCCACGGTCCAGCACGAAACTCGGTCACTTGCGTCAGATAAATCGACTGTCGCATGTAACCGGTCACGGGAAGCTTTGAGTACCATATCGCCGCTCTTCCACTGACTGTTCAGGTCAATGAAATCACCCTCAAAAAGGTGCTTGAATTGATCCGAAAACCAACGCAAGAGCAACTGTTGACACCACATGTGTGATGTCGGTTCCGAAGCAATCAGTCTTGGAGACTTCGCAGTCTTTGGGACGGTCATGATCCGGGACGCAGTTTCATGGCGAGATGGTGGTTCATTAGGAGACCCTGCGGTTGACCCACAAAGTCCCCATGGGAACACAGTCTCTAGCTTCAGCGGCCAGTTTGGGAAATCACTTTTCTGGTGATTCTTCAACCGCTCCGCAACAGCACCACTTCCATGTCTGAAACCAATTCCTTGTCCATCTGCCTCAAGCTCCCTCGAAAGGGAGAGCGGGCAGAACTCGGTAAAGGAACTAACAACAAGATCCGCTACTCGTTGGATTTTGTTGAGGAGTCGTCGATCTTCGTTTCTTCGGGCTTTTTCTTCTTTCTCTTCCTTGATAGGGAAGAGAGGAAGGTCTTGCCCAACCGGATCGCAACAGTCACTAAGACTGTTATTGCCTCCGGTAAGATCGACGTCAAGGCTGTCCATTTCCCACCCGAGGGTGGGAGGTCGGAGCCTCCGCTCAATGTCATGGTAGTTCTCCATCGTTGCTTCGACGCGACGAGGAGAGCATTCCACGCGCAACTTTTTCCCCAAGGAAGTTAAATTCCGAAGGAACATTATTGCGTTTACATCAGCGTCCGGTTTCAGAATAGCATTTCTGTCAAACACTCGCAGCCAGAGTCCCGAGAAGAGTCTCGGCACCCTGACTCTCTTGGACACCCTTCGTGAGAAGGGACCAGAGAGCTGAAGGCGACCGGTATCAAGACCACTTATTAACAGTGAGTCAAGATTCGGCAGGTCTAACGTGAACAACGGTAGACCACGTGTTTGCAGTTGAAGGGTCAGGTTCGCTAGGTCGCGTTCCATCCCCCTCAATGCCGGGTATGCTGCTCGGACATCTTTAACTAGTCCGAGCATAACGAAGAGTAGAGCATTTACTTGACTTTTCATCCAAGTCTCCTTTGACGGAAAGATGGAATTCAAGCCGCAGTTCAGCTATACTCGGAGCCTTCTCAAGGGCTCCTTGTAACTCCGTCCTTCCTTAGGATTCGGAGTTGGTCATCTTGGTAAGGTTAGCATTGGTGCTCGCCGTAAGGAAAGCACACAACGCCGACGCCACGTAGACGGGATCCGTGAGGGTATCACCCACATCGTTCTCGAAAACGAGGTACGCCTTTCTGATGAAAGACGTAGTCGCCGGAGCGACAGGGAACACTTCTTGAACGAACTCGATATTGTGACGGTCAACTCGACTGCCACGCTTCTTGTCCGTGTAGGAGGTATTCCTGACGTTCAGACGAAATTCATCGGTCGAAGACCGGAGGCGATACTCAGAAGAGTACGCATCCTGGTTAATCCGAACGAGGTTTTTCGCTACCGCATTGACCGTAAGAACGGCTGGATCTGCGAACATGATTCTACTCCTTGTCTCGCTTGTTTTGCACAATAAAGGACAATACTACGTCCTCGTTACTGCTAACGAAGCGAGTATGCCCATCTGCTTCCCGCTGAGAAACGGGAAGTGGGCAGTAGGAAATACGAAAGACGGCTTACGCGACTTAGTTTCGTAAGTAGCGCGACCGGGTGACAAAACCCAGTCGGAACCAGAGTCTGTTTGTTGACTCCAGCTCCACTCCGTCCTGCTATGCCTCATGACGTGAACGCCATCGAGGTAGGCTGGGATCTGATTTTGTGTGGCCTTAAAGTAAGTCCCCACATTCGTAGCCCAGTCTATTAACCAGGACCATGGTACAGCTTCCCACAACGCGGTCTGCGTTATGGATATGTTGTTCATGGAACTCCTGATTAACTTAAGCATATCGGCTTCGGGCATGAGATGACTTGGGTCCTCGTCCGTTATCCAGCGGACGTGAACTCGAGCTGCCTCATCGGTTCGCACAGTCACTGGAGCCACGACAAATGCGTCTTGGCTCTGAAACACCTCATTGTAGGTCAGTGACTTTGTCCACCTACCAAAGTCTATCGTCTTTCTGAATCCTCGAGCTTGTCTAAGACGTACGATCTCTTTGCAGCGCCTATCAAACGCTGTAGCAAAATCGCACAACTTGACAATATCTCCAACCAACGGCGCGATGCCGAAGTTATATTGAAGATTGATATCACCAAAAGCCTTCACTGCCTTTTTGAAGCCGTGACGGTTACGGTAGGCTGCGTAGCGGACAATCTTTTCAATGATGTCCCTACCGCTTTTTCGTATCTTCTTGGTAACATCGCCCATCTCCAGAACATTTGCCGCAACGTCCACGTATGGACGCGACGGATTTGTCCTGGCAGCCGCCTGTGTTGCTAGATCAACATCATTCGGGAATTCAGAACCACCAAGATATTCAATGTGCTGAAAAATACTCAGGTTATCCAACCAGTCAGCTCGATAGTGATCGAACCAGCTGGAAAAGAA